CCTGTTTGGCTGAATCGATTCCCGCTTGAACATCTTCGGGTGCTGGTGTCCAGTCGGTTGCTTTAGTTCCTTTTTCGAGTTTGAAGTTGCTAAGCCTAAAGAAATTTCCTGTGCCATATATGCTGTAAAAAGATATTCTATTCCCAGAGCTATTCCCCTCTACCCCTCTAAGGGTAATGGGCGTAGTTATTCTTGCGCTAACTATATTTCCAATATCAGATGGTGGGAAGTATTCATCCAAATATATATACCTCGAGCCTACGGGTATGATATTACCCTGCAGACCTGTCGTATAAATACGGATTTCAGGATTCGGAGAAGTGTAATTTAGGTCTAAATCAAAAGAGAAAATAAATTCCTTCTCCTCATCAACATCTAAGTCAAAATTGTACTGTACTATAGGATTCCCATACTCGTTCCCGCTAAGTAGTTTATCTATATATACTTTACCGCTATTCAATATTAAATTCCTCCCACCAATCTCCAACTCATCCACGTACCCCTTACTCAAATTATCTAATTTAGCTTGAATAGCCTTATTCGCTTCTTCCAATGCACTTTGAAAGGCTGACATCAAAGAATTGAATGAAGTGAAAGCATTATCAACCGCTGTTTTTTGAGCAGGTGTTGTTGTGCCTCCTGCAATAGCCGTGTTGATTGCAGTCAGAAGTGTATCACGTTGCCCCCACAAATTGATTTTAGCGTTTTCGAGAGCTATTTTAGCGGTGCCTTCAAGATAAGTATTTGCAAAAACCTTTAAGAATGAGGCTTCCGCTTTACTCATACTTTCGTTTATAGAGTTCTTGTACTTTTCAATAGCTTTTGCTTCTGCTTCGTCAATTAATCCATCTTTGAAAGCTCCAGTCACGTAAGTATTAAGGTTTGAAACGGAGGTCGAAACGGTGTTAACGTTGGATTGAACAGCGTCTATTTCGGCTTGGACGTCTTCTGGAGCAACTGAATATCCGGCTGTATGCTTGTTGCCCTCTGTCATTTGTATGTCATAGATTAATGATCGATTTGCACCACTTCCGTACGAGCAAGATATACCGCTAACAGTTTTCCCCACCTCCGATATAATAGATTTTTCAGTTAGCGTCGTGTCTGAGCCGCTTAAACTGATATATTCGCTATACGTGCCGTCAGAGTACTTAAACCGAAGCCCCAATCCATTGTAGGCTTGTGTTGCAGCCATTTTCCATCTGATCTTTAGGGCGTATTGTGTATATTCATTATAGTGGATTTTTCCCTGGAAAATGTCGTTATATGCAGCACCGCCCCCTACTGTATTGTATAAAGTTGCCTGATTTACCCCAAGATAATCACCATCATCGTCCGATCCTTGTACCACGATAGACGAACTAACAAGATTCCAATCTTTGATGTACTTTTTCGCAATCAGATTTCTACCCCCTATCTGAACATTGTTCACCGCCTCCCATTCACTACTCACCGCATACCCTGTATAAACAGTTGAAGTTGGATTTTTATAAACAACTTTTACCCTCGACCAGATGTACTTTCCATTTTCCCAAGTCGGTGGCGTTGTGCTCCAATTAACATCGCCCTCTGCGGGTTGAGTTATCTTTGATGAAGATAAAATGAATTGTTCGGTAACGCTATCAATTCCCTGACCTGTTGCACCAGTTTTTGGAGTGATGTTTGCCGCCGATGAATACGTAGGATTTCCGCTTGAATAGGCTGTTTTGGTTCTCGTCCAAAGCTGTTCACCGTCTAACAATGTCGGTGCGGTGGTAGTCCATCCAGTAGTCGGTGCTGTGGTAGGACTTGTGTTCTTTGCAAATTCAACGTCTACTAAGGTTATTGAAATGCCGTCCGCACCTTTGATTAGGCTCCACTTGTATTTTGTCGGGTCGGTTGAATCGGCTTGAATAAAGTCTGTATAAGTGCCTATATGCGTTTTATTCGCCGAATCGATAACGCTGAACCCTGCTGTCCCTGTTGCGTTTAAAGCATAAGCAATATGCAGGTAAGGCGTTTGACCATCCGCCCCTTTTGCACCGGGAATTCCTTGCGCTCCATCCGCACCTTTGATTAAACTCCATTTATATTTAGTCGGGTCGGTTGAATCGGTAACTGTATTGTCAGTGTACATTCCTATATACGCCTTTCCCGTTGGATTTTGAGAGAACCCTGCTCCGGCGGAATTGTCTGCATAGGCAATGTGTGCGTAAGAAGATAATCCGTCTGAACCGGGAAAACCTTGAATGCCCTGCTCGCCTTGCAATCCTTGCAATCCTTGCAATCCTGTATCTCCTTTGTCTCCCTTTTCCCCCTTAGTCAATTGCCACGTATAATCAGCATAATTGGTACTTTCCGTTGCTGTTGTTTTGTTCACGGCAATTCCAATATATGCTTTGCCAGCAGGATTATCGCTCATTCCGCTTGTGGGTGTGTCGGCATATTTTATCCAAGTGTAGTATTGCGTTCCATCAGCACCATTTTCCCCCGGAATTCCCTGTTCACCCTTTATTAGAGACCACTTGTAATCAGCGTAGTTCGAGCTCTCGGTAGCGGTAGTTTTATTGTAAGCAAATCCTATATAGCTTTTACCTGTCGGGTACTGGCTCATTCCGGTAGTTGGAGTGTCGGCATAGCGTACCCATGTGTAGTAAGTTATACCGTCGCTACCCGGAGTACCTTGAATGCCCTGAAGTCCCTGATCTCCCTTGTCACCCTTTTGTCCTGTTCTCGACTTTGCAAAAGTTTGGGTTTTAATTAAGCTAAATGAAGCTCCTGCCGAAGTTTTTCCTATGATTGTAAATGTTATCGTTGCATTGTCGGCTGTCATATTTGAAGCGTTCGCAAATACGCATGTCAGTCCGCTTTCGCTCTTCGCTCCTGCCGTTATACCCGTTGCCGAAGCTGTAACGTTGAACTTCCCGTTTGCCGTTCCTATACCGTCATAATCCAGTTCTGTTGCACCCTCGAATACTCTTATTATTGTTCCTGAACCTGAATAGTCTGAAACAGTTCCATCCGTCGAAGCTGGCAAAACATCTGCCTCGTTGCTCAACACTACATTAATTGCATTCACTCCGCTTGCCCCCTTGAACACAACGGGAATTGTCATTGTATCGAGTAGCGTTGTTTTCGCTGCTGTATCGTAAAGCCTTACCGTGTAACTCGTTTTTCCGTCTCCATTTGCCGGAGCAATTGTTATAGGGCTTGCCGAAGCTGTTCCGGCTTCCGTGCCTCCGTTGGGCGTTACGGTTATGAATCCTCCTGAAGTTGTGGTTGTTCCGCTTCTTAGCTCTCCACTTACGGTTACGGGTGTATGTGTTCCGCTTGTTGCTGCGTTTATGGCATCCTTGTAAATAACAGGTGCGCTCGCTTTTACAGACCAGTATGTCGCTTTTACTACAGCGGCATCGATGGCGGCTTGAACATCCTCCGGAGCGGGAGACCAGTCGGTGGCTTTATTGCCTTTTTCGAGCATGATGTCAGGAACCTGATCGGCAGCATTACTTAAATATATAAACCCCCAAGTGGCGTTATCTGGAACAATAACGGTGTTGATGTGATTCGCACCTGTTGAATCACCGTTGAATGCCATCGATAAAATGGGGCTGCCATCTTTAGGTTCCTCGGCCAACCAGTATAATCTCCATCTATTATTGACCGAGCTTAATCTATACAACGTCCAATAATCTCCTGATTTCACGGGGAATGAAAACCCTCGACCAGAAGGTGACGAAACAATATTATTTGGCTGAGTCCACGCTAAATTATTTATATTACCTCTTATAAAATAATTCCTCCCCCCAATCTCCAAATTATTCACCGCCGTATCATCAGTGTAGCGAACTTTCTTAACCCAGTGAGCCTGAACAAACGTTGTGCTGTCCTGCGTGGCGGTTAAGATTTCACCACTTTTGTAAGCAACGCCGTTAACGGTTTGGTCGGCTGCCAATACCCACATGTCGCCAAGTTTATACGAAGTTGGCTGAATTAAGTATGTGGTGCTTTTCCCGTCTGCGGTTGATTGTGCCTGTGCGGCTTTTTGAAGTGCCAAGACGGCATCGGAGTCTGCAATTTGTGTCCATGAGTACACCCCCGCATTTACGACGAAACGCCAACTCTTCCCTGCATCCGTTGCGGGGGCTTGAGCCGTATTTGTAAAAGTATCACCTATGTGTCTGTCCTTTATGGTATTGGTAGTCCAGTCAGAAGCGGGGTAATTCGCTAAAGTTGGAGAATACGGATAGAACCAGTTATCGACCACACCATCAATTTGATCTTGCAAATACTGTTTGTTCTGGTCCACAACATCAAGCACACCCTGATTCTTATAATTCTCAATCGAATCCCGTGCATTCTCCAAAGCAGTTGACAACTCATTCAGGCGTGTCGAGTAAACTGAGATCTTATTGTCAATATTAGCTTTTTCAGCATCAGAAATCAATTTGTCGATAATGGCATTGTTAATTGCAGTTTCAACTTCAACAAATGCAGACTGATAGTTCGACCAAGCTGTTTCAAGAGGTGTTTTGTTGATCAGATTAACATTTCCACGGATAACCAGGTATTGGGCGTTCAATTGCCCACGTTCAACACTCAGATTTGTCAATATTGCTTCGATGGACTTCAGCTCTGACTCTGTAACTATTCCATCTTGAAAAACATACTCCAAGGTTGATTTTAATGTCTGAAGCTCTGGTGTTGAATCTTTTATTCTATTTGCAATTTCTTTTAATCTTGAATACTTAGAATAGTCACCTGCCTGATATTTACATTCGAAACTATTTAATAATTGTTTCTCATATGCTCTTATTCTTGTTGTGACACTTCCGATATTCTCTGACTGAATAGTCACCACCTGTCCAATTGCCAGGTCGATTACATTCTGTTCACAGTAAATTGATCTTGTTTCACAATCATAAACAAGCTGGCTTCCTAAACTGTAAAGGTAATCCTGAGCTGCAACAAGCAACTCATTCTCAGCTTGAGAAATCAACGTCGGTAGTACGCTTTCTGCGTTAAAGTTAAAAAAGAAAAATTCATCACCAATTGCAGGTTTTAATGTTAAATTAGGTATTACTAATTCTCCATCCTGAATATACTTAATTTCGAATTTGTTATCTGCCCTGATAATCAATTCAAACTCTCTTCCAGCTAAGTTTCCTGTGTTGAAAGCTATTTTCAAGGGTTGCCCTGGAATAACATCATTTTGCGTAATTGTGAAAGCGTTGTTTCCTCTGATTGTGAATATTGGGGTATCACCAACTGATCCTTGAATAACTTCAACAATTGAAGTAGTTTGGCGTGGATAGATGTCTTCAAATATATGAACACCCTCTATAATTTTCGACTCAGGTAAATCTGGAATCAAATCTATATAACCTGTAGCCAATTTAAGCCTGTTATCCTGGCTGTAACCTTTCGGAATGTTCCTCGTTGAACCTTTTGCATACAGTCTTGTAACCAATGTTTCAGAAGATTGACTTACTGAAATATCTTCCAATTCAGTATCGAGACGTAATATAACCGGAGCTCCAAACTCGCACTTTGACAGGTTTAGCGTTGATCCGCTTAACCACCATTCTGTATCATATGTCTCCGTTATCAGATTTAAAGCGTCAAAAACCGATACATTCTCAAAATGAATTTCCTTTATATCTGTCGGAAAACTGCCTTTTGTTATACCCGAAAATGAAGAAACAACAACATCCAAAAACTGTCCACCGGTTACAGTTAGTTTGAAATCTGTCTCACCGTTATATTTTAGCTTAATGTCTTTCATCCGTTCCATGATATCATAGAACGCAAGATCGTACACGAAGCCGTTTGTGGACTTATTTACAGTTGGTATATGGTCATCCTTCAGGTAGAACTTCTTGCCATTGTGTAGTATATTGTCCCCCTTTTGCAAACTTATATAAACTGATCGTTCGAAACTGAACGAAACAGTATGTTCAACCATCAACTCTTTGCGCTCAATCCCTTCAGGATTGAATCCAAGGTCCAATATTTCATTTATGCCTCTGAATATTTTCATCTGTTTGCCGGATTTGGTTCGTTTAAACTCAATAGAAATTTACCTATTCTGCCATTAAACTGCTCCATCTGTCTACAATCCTTATATATAAACTTGAATGTTCCGGTTGTGTATATTGTGGTTATATTTAGCTGTCCTGTGTAAAGCTCCTGACAAAATAAACTCCAACGACTGAGAAACGTAGTTCTGTCTGGTGCAGTAATATTGATAGAAAGCATTATATTTCTTTCATCAATTTTCGGAGTTTTCACTAAAACCTGCTTGCCGTCAATCGAACGTGATTTATTTTCCGTAAATTCTTTTACCGGAGCTGGTGTCATTAACGAAGCTACCGAAGTATCATCCATAGTGATGCCCCATGTAGTGTATGCATCTTTACCGTTAATTGTTATTTCTCCCTGCATATATTACCTCCCTCCCCTTCAACTGTTACCGTGGCAATCTCATTTACTTCGATGGTAGCCGTAGCTCCATGCATCAATATCACAAAGTGATATCCTTCAGTAAATTTCAACTCTCCATGAGAATTAACAAGTGCCACATCCTTATTTATAATCGATACTTTTTTATCAACAAACACATTATATTTGCTCAAATCTCCAAAGCTCCTGAAAACATCAAGCGACGGATAATTATTATCAATGCAAAACTCTCTGCCTTGAGGTGAGAAAAACAGAGAAACAGCCTTTTTCAGATTGTCTATATTTTTCACTTTTGAGCATGCTCCAAGTTTTATTGCTTCATCGATTATTTTCATAATTTGTTCGTATTTTCAATTACCTTGTCAAGCTTTTTATTTGTATCTATCAATAACCCTGTATTGTTCTTTATTTTCTCCAAGTGTTCAACCTGCAGGAAGATAAGTTTATACGTTTCATCCGCTGTTGACTTAATTCCTTTATTTGTTTCGAGAATCTGAGTAGTGTTCATGTGAACACCGGTAAGTTTACCATCAATCCTGTCGGCCTGATCCTGTGTTATTTTCTCATAAGCTCCATATGTTGCCTGACCTTGTTCCTCTCCATCAACCATGTACTTGTCACCCCACCGATATTTATTATCAATACGGCTTGTTTCAGCTTCGATAATTTTATCAAGCTGTGATTGTTCATAGGAGTCAATAATTCCGTCTGAAAGGAAGTAGTTTATTTTTTCTCGTAACTTCTCAACCGTAGGAGCAAAGTCTGCGTTTATCATCTCGGTAATCACACCTCTGATCATTTTAGCAACAGCATCTTTAGTGGATTTGATCTTGTCCTCTCCCGCACCCCATGCAGACACGTAAGCATTTGTAAAATCGCTTATTGCACTTTTTACATCTTGACCGAAGATAGCGTCAACTGCTTTTTCTTTGTTATCTTCAATTAACTTGCCTATTTCATCATACTCTTTCTCCCACTCTTTTATCCTGTTTTTATCTGTTTTCTTTTTTGCATTCTCTTCTGCAATCTGTTGTTTCAGTGCAATTTGTCGCTGCTTAAGCATTACGTTGGACTGCTCAATTAGCTTTGATGCGTCCTGGCTGTATGCTTTATTGATTTCTTTTGCAAGCGCATCGTAGGAGTCCTTTAATTTATCGATTTCGGCTTGAAGGTCTTCGATATTCCTTTCTTTCGCTTTATCATTCATGTTGACAATCCCGCTTACAACTTGTGATATCCCTTTTGCGAGGTCTTTAGCTCCACCAATGATATCCCCGGAAAATAGCTTTGCAACACCAACACCCGCCTGTCCTGCTCCAACGGCGATACCTAAAATATCATTAGCAATGTCACCGGCTTCGTCACCAGCCAGATTGCCGATCAGATCTACTGCGATATTTCCAAAATCATTAAAGTGACCTAATGTGTTTTGAATCTGGGAAGCAACTGAAGCCATTGCGTCCTTGAACGCTATTTTGTACTTCTGAATGTTTTCATCACTCAGCCCTGCTTCTTCGGCATCTTTTAGATCCTTATAGGCATTTTTTGCTGTTGCTATAGATTCTGATAATCCAAGAGACGGTTTTTTTTCTTTGAGCACATTATCCATTCCAATAAGAGCATCCGAGAGTGGTTTTAATTGCTCAGGTGTCATACTGTTTGCGGCCTGTTCAATATACTTAGCGAGTTTGTCTCGTAATATCTGAATTGCGCCAACACTTTTTTCATCAATGTTCGAAAATATGTCTGCAAAGTTGATAGAATTCTTAAAATCTCCAATGGCTAAGTTATTCAGTTCCTCCATCAGGGATTTAAACAGATTGTCTTTTTCTGCTTTTGTTCCGACTTTTTTTGCTTCAATAACATACTTGTCAATCAAAGCATTCTTTTTCTGCTCGAAATTTCCCCAATCGATGAAGTATTGAATCCTTGCTTCTTCCTCCGCTCTCTGCTGATCTGTGATTGCTTTTTTATTCTCTTCCTGTCTTTTTGTATTGAAGTCCTTGACTCGCTGGATGATTTTATTAATATTCTCATCGGTCAATTCCGAGAATAGAAAAGCGTCTTTCTTTTCAACTTTTTCACTTGATACGTCGTACCGACTTAATTCCTTTTGTGCAGCAAGAACCTTTGCTCTCGCATCACTCCATTCTTTTTGCGTGTTTTCGCTTGTAAGAGCGGCGAGTGCCTCATCGGCTTTCTTTTTTTCTTCTTCCCAATAGGATTTGTTTTTTGTTACAACTGTTTCAACGTTGTTTCCGTATTGTTTAATCTGATCATTGATGAGTAGAATCCTTTTTTCAATTTGCTCCATTTGTGAATTTTTCGCAAACTCACCGCCAAACGTCGTATCAATCTTTGAAATAGAATTGTATTCATCCTGAAGTTTATTCCTTTCAACAATTAGTCTGTTCCGTTTCTCTTCATTCGACACGGCATTGTAAGAAGCGAGAAGAATATCATTTTCCTGATCTTTCAAACCTTCAATATGCTTTTCGAGAGCTTTTGCCAGTCTTATACCATCAATAAAAACGCTTTCCCCCCATCCAATACCTAAGATGGAGTTAGCTTCTGACCTGTCTTTCAACGAGACTGTGCCGTCAGTTAATCTCTTTCTTAAATTTTCGGCTGTCTGAATTTCATCACGTAACTGTATGCGTGATTTCACATCAAGAAGCTCATTTACCTGCCTTATGCTTTCAGCCAGGTTCAGATACTTTGCTTTTTCGATATCCAGATTTCCAAATAATGATGGATACATTTTCTGAAGATCAGCCAATATTGTTTGCCTTTCCCTCCTCGTCAAAGTTTCATCTTTCAGCTTACTGATAAGATCCTCTGTTTTCGAGCGCTCTTCATCAATTTTTCTGGTTCGTTCTTCATGTGCCTTTGTGAGAGATTTTGCTGCAACTTCAGCGGCAGTTTCAGCAGTGGCTAACTTATATACTGTAAATGTCAAGCCGGCAACGGCCGTTCCAAGTAAAACATAAGGGTTCGGTTTCAATGCAGTGAGTAGAGATTTCATGGTTTTGCCCAATCCCTGTTTTGCGATGGAAAGTGTTTTTGTCCTTGCCATATACAAAGCTGCTTCTTTTGAAAGATTCTTCATGCCCATAGCTGCAAGCTTGCGTTCTAAAACTGCCTGTCGAACTATCTGCATATTCAGCTTCTCAACTGCTGAAACAGTTATCAGGACTGCCTTGTATGAACCATACGCAATGGCTAACCCAAGTATTGTTTTACCGATATCTTCATAGTTTTCAGCAATATGTATCTGTGCTTTTAACGTGCTTTCAAATAGCGGTTGCAATTTTTTACCAAGGTCGTTTCGTGCTGTATCAACTGCATCGCCAAGGTTAGCCTTTAGCCCTACAATACTTGCTGACTGTTTCTCCATCAAGCTGTCAAATCGGCCACCTTCGGATGTCATATTCTTGAACGCCTGCTCAACATGCTCAAAACTGATTTTGCCTGCAGTAGCAAATTCATTTACCTGATTTTTGGCAATGCCTAATACTTTTGCAAGTTCTTCATAAATCGGAATACCTCTTCCGGCAAACTGACGGATATCCAGCAACGCAACCCTTCCGGATGCATTCAACGTTCCATATAGATAGACTATATCATTCAACGGGGCACCAACACCACTGGCTACGTCTCCCAATGTAACAAGAGTGTCATTTAGCTTCTCGACACCAATTCCGTAAGCTAATAATTGCTTATATCCTGACGCAACCTGATTTAGGTCAAAAGGCGTTTTTGCAGCAGTGGTAACCGCTTGACGCATAAGATCGTCTGCTTGCTTTTTACTGCCAAGCATTGTAGTGAAAGCAATTTCAAGCTGTTGAAATTCTCCCCTGATCCTCTGGATATCGTTAACAACCTGTTGGCCCATCTGAACGGCAAAAAGGCCGCCCATTCCAGCAGCCATTTTCTTGATAGATGATTGAATGTTTGAGGACGCATTCTGAGCGGTAACCTCACTGTTTCTTATCTCACTGCGTACTTCAGCGAATTTCCGCTTAAAATCATCATTATTAGCAGTTATGTTATAGTGAACGCTCATGATAACATTTCTTTTATTTTTTCTCTATTGCGTGGATCGTCAGCATTTATCACTTCTTCTTCTGATGTCGTACTTGTTTGGTCAGCTAATAACATCTGCACATTTTGGTAACTTACTCCCCATATCAAATAATCCAATGTCCAGTGGTATCGTTGTAAAACAACATCTAATAACCCTCCCCAAATTGAGCGACCGCCAATCACTCTATTCGAACCGCTCAATTTCTTTATTTCGGCTTGTTTTGCCTTAATATCTGTGTCAATCGAATAGAGGTCATAAAATTTTCGTACTGTGTCTGGGTTAAAATCGCTAACAATACGGTGGAAAATTCTTCAACTTTACTGTTCCACTTGAAGTATTCGGCTCGTTGGTTTATCTTATCACTGTCTAACAGGTCATTTTTCTTGTTGAAAGTCGCTACTGCCATAAGTTCTGTAACTATATCTGCTTTGTCTTTGCAAACTCTCATGGCTTCTAATTGTGGCTCTTCCAATAAGCGTTCTTCGTCAATATCCAACATTAAGTAGTATTTGGAAAGTATCTGCATTTTTCCGATTGTGGGAGGATTTATAGTAAATCTCCTACTTCCTACTTGTAACTTTATTGGCCTTTCAGTGACAGCATCCGATACTGCTATCTCTATTTGTTTCTCGATATCCATAGTGCGATAAAAAAAAGGGTGCGGGTATTACCCCGCACTCTTATTAAGGAGTTGTGGGGAATGTTATTACCTTATGTTCAACAGCCTTTCCTGTTTCGGGCTGAAGAGCGTCTGCTGTATATTTCCATTTCTTTCCAATCTCAGCTGAATAGCTGTCCTCTACAGAAAGAACGGCTTTACCAATTTCGATACCTTCAACGGATGCATCTTCAGGTTGTAGCATCACTGCGTAGTGGTCCAAGATAACACCTTCATCGTCTGCAACAGGTTTGGTCGCTCCTTTCGTTGCATATATTTCTGTTACCAACTGATATGTAGTTTTTGCGTAAGCGACATCTGCGTTGCCTCCACCTTCTAAAGGCGCTTCACGTTTTGCTCCTTTCGTAGGAACTAACTGTGTACTACCGGCAACGATGTTTTCCATATCAATATATGTTGGAGTAGCCGGTATTTCATCGTCCACCAACTTCACCAATTTGATTGTGGGTTTTCCCCATGATAAGTTTGACATAACTTTTTTTTATAATGTTGAATAATTGTACTTTAACTCTAAATGAACGAAATGTTCGTCCGTTTCAAATACCTGAAATGTTTTAATGGTCCCTTCTCTTTCAATCATGTATCCATCCAATCGGACTGTTTCAGCGAACTCATTGAGTGATGATTCAATGACTCCACATCTGCCAATGTCCTTAATTTTACGACCATCAAATGAAATATTTGGGACATAAACGTTAATTGTAACATATCCTTTTTGGATATCTCCATCAATACCAGTCTTATAGATTACCAAACAATCTTCGCTTGTAGCAACATTCCCAGGAGGCCTTGTGCCATCCCTATGATACTGCCCTTTGATCCCGAGTGAATTTTTCACTGCGTTAAAGAAATCCTGTTCAAACTGTAATCCTGTTTTCTTCATAGCAACTGCTTAGCTAATGATTCTGCCAGAAGCTTTGAGGATGAAAGAACGTTTCTTCCGAGCGCTTCCACATAAACAGCATAATCCATTCCCGCAACCACAATTAGCACAAAATCATTTTTGTACTTTTCTGATATTTCTTGAATGAAATTCTTAGCTACTTGCACTCCTGTGCTTCTGTCTGTTCCACGTTCACTCATTTGGATGTTCTCCAAAACTGTTTTACCATTATTGAGGATTACATAACCAACCGAGCTTCGTAGATTTCCTGTCTGGTCCATATAGTTGCCATTCTCACGTGCTTCGCTGATTGCCGATTCCCCGATATGGGACAACTTCTTGATGATATCCCTTTCAGATTTACGGATTTCTTCTTCAATCATCCGGTCTATTTCATCCATTGGAGTAACCATTTCAATCATACCGTGATCTTTATTCGTTGCACACTCTCCAACTCTTCCAGGCTCTGGACTTCTTTCTCGCAGATTGTATTACCTTTCCTGTCTTTGAGCCTGATTATCTTTGCATCGAAACTCATATCCACAGTAGTGATCTCGAAAGCGGTTTGCTTAAACACTCCGTCAGGATATCGGCCCTTGTTGTTATTGACATTTGCGAAATACATACATTCGACATCAACACCCCAATCGGTTGATCCGGGAACCGGAACACCATCATCATCAATGTATCCGGGCAAAACTATCTGTGAGTTAATGAAGCCTTTCATTCCAATCGTGTTACTGTTGCAACTTGAATGTAATCGCCATAATCAAGTCCATACCTTTTGCAGATGGACCTGACACGATCTTTTGCCTTGTCACTTTCAAACGAGAAAGAAACCCCTCCCTCAGATACGCCACCGAGAGCGATCATTTGGGAGAGGATTTCCAACACACACATGGAAACTGTTTTTTCATCAATACTATCGTCACTGGGAGATACGCCCTGCTTCAAGATAGGTCATTCCCGATAACGATTAAGTGTAAGCGGTTGTAACGTCCAGGATAAACACGTCATTCTTTCCAGTGAATACTGGATAGGCAAACATTTCGTAAGCCACATAACGACCGTTGTCATTCCTCCATTGAGAAATCAGGTTGTCGAAATAAGAAGTGTACACCTTGTTAGGAATCGGGTCGATCGTTTCAAGAGGATCGGAAACCTTTAGGACAGCAACCTTGTCAGCGCACTGTGCTACAACTCTTCCATCCTTGAACAGATTTACAGATGATCCTGTGTTAAGGACACCCTTTTCATCTATTACCTCGATGGTCGGTCTTTGCAGAGCCGACAGATACGAATTGACTGTATCAATCGCAAGCATGGGAGTAGTGTCTGCTTTTAGCCTACCCAGGTTCATACCGATCAAGCTCTTCAACTGACTTGAATTGCTGATCAAAGCAGCAGTAGCTTTGCTGACACGGAATTTCAGCACGGTTTTGCCGGCTGCGTCTGCCATATCCTCGAGAAGTTGCAAGGTGGCAAGTACGTCCATAGTGCCAAGGGTTGCCGTACTCCACACTACGCTACCTTTCGGAAGTAACTTCTTAACGATTCCGTTAAGCAAAGGAGTAGACCAAACGATACCACCGGCATTGTTGGTTTTCGCAACGGTTACCTGACCATCTGACAAACCTTCCCAATACTGGGCAAGAATTCTGCGATGTGGAGCGATAGCTGCCAACTCATAGGGGTTGAACAGGTAGCGAACCAAGTTTTGGTACTGAGCCTTTAATTGTGTTTCTGTGAGGTTCTTTGCCTTGTCACGCAAGCGACGAAGCATATAATAGTACCTCTCAAGTCGGTCGTTGGGGATTTGCCATTCGTCACCCATTCGGGCAATGGTACCACTCAATTCTCCAATAGAGGGCATGTCTCGTTTCGGTCTTGCAGCACCCTCGCTGATCACCGTTCCAAGCATTGCTGCGGCATATTCTGCGGTAGCAGCTGCGTATGTCTTCGATGCCTCGTATTCAACCTCCATTTCACGATCCCACCCTACCCTATAGGTAGATGTTTTCATGTTCTCGTTGATGAACGCATCAAACGCTTTCGGTTTCTGTATTTGATCTAATATGTTCAGCATATCTTAGATGTTTAAAAATTGACAATCCTTCAATGCAGTTTCGATAGCCGTAGAAACCGGCTGGGGAAGTCTGCTTGACACAATACCATCTGCCCTGAATACAATAGAGCAATGTGTTTCATCATCGATTTCAACGTCTCGATGAAGTAATCCGTTAGGCACGATAACGCCACTGGCGTCATGCGACTGCAAAATGTCACCTTCTGAAAGTGCACCAAGTGCATCTGCTACAATGGTGATAGCATCGTAATCATCATCAGATGTATCGATGGTGCCGACAGTAACGGAAGCCGTAGCGGTCCCGATTTTGTCAGTTGCAATAAGGTTGTGACCTTTCTCGATCTTTACCGCAGTGTCAGTTGTAAGTACGGCTGCTGCGAGAACGACCGTCTTAACCGGAACTGCGGTACGATTAACAAGATCACCTCTGAGAAACGTCCCTTTCGGTACGATCTCAGTACCTGCCGGGAATGATGTGGTTGTCAAAAGAAAACCTCCATCGAAAGCTTTCTCGGACGCAACATCCCACATATGCAGATAGCTGTTGCCAGCTTGTGCTGTTTCTTTGTAATGCATAATTTGATATTTAAAAATTTATTTCTCTTCTTCTTTTGAATTCATGCTTTTCATCATTTCAATGAATGCTTCTTCGTCGTTCTGGTTCTTCTTCCCCAAAAATGGCTTTTCCATTTCCGAAAGCTCGCTATCAGCGATAGCTTGTTTGATTACCGGGATATCTGTTTCAGCTTCCTGAATGAATGAATCGAAGTCATCCTGATCCTTGAAGTTCATGCGATCAAAGTCT